CTTGGCAGTGACCGTTCCACCATAGCGGCTAAGCCCCCGATACCCACCAATCAGCGTCGAGCTGTAGACCTCGACGGTCGCACAATATTGTACTTCAAGGGCCGCGTTGTAGGACGAGGCATACGTCCCACCACCATAGAGTACGCAGTTCCATATTTTGACGATAGAATCTGCATCAAGGACGTGGATCCCGGCTTCCACGTAGGAGTTGTTCCCGGCCTGCCGTGTGATGCAGTTCGAGATCCAAATCTCGTTCGCAGCATTTTGACCGGTGACCTGGATGCATGACTGGTCGGGGTTGCTTGAGGCTGTTTTCTGGACCTGTAGGCCGTCAAGGCGAACGTAATCCTCCCAGATCAAGAACACCGAAGCATTGGCTAGACTCAACCGGTACTGCGCCGTGTTCCACTTGCCATCGTGCCGGTTCGCCTGCTCGGTATAGATGCTGATGTAGCGCGTAGCATCCGTTGTCCAGCCACTCACGGTCGCTTGGGCCACGTCCGCGAGCGTGACCCCCTTGCAGTCGAACTCGACGTACTCGTCCGTGGTCGTCAGGACGCCGGTGTTGTCCTCCGCCTGTTCCGCGGCGTTCAGCGAGGCGTAGGCGTTCGCCCACGAGGTGCCGTTGCCGGCCCCGCCGACCACATCCGTATCGACATACCGGAGTCGCAGTGTCGCCACTAGCCCGTCACCTTATCCGAGGGCGTCACCATCGAATGGATGTTCGCCCGGGTGTAGTACCACTCCTCCACGGTCACGCCGCCGACCGTCACCATGTTCTTGATCCACGGGATACCCACTTCCCAATTCGGCAGCCGATACCGGTTCTTGAATCGCACCGTCGTGGGCGTCGTCTCTGTCCCGTTGTCGTAGCTGCCCGCGTACATCGCCACCTGTTGCAGCGACAGGTTGGTGATCTGGATCAGCGCGAACGCCTCCCGATTCCAGCCGTGAATCCCGGTCCCGAGCGCCTCGATGCGAAAGAAGCCGTTTTCCCGCACCTCCACCACGTCGCCCCGCAGCGGGCGCCCGCTCCACTTCAGGGCCGACCAGCCACTCGGCTGCACCGTCTCCGCGAAGTGCGCCGCTTTGCGAATCAGGATTTGGGCCATGTCGTCTCGTCCGCCCTCACAGCGGCAGGAACCTGAGCGCCAGCGACAGGAGGGTCAGCGCCACGCCGACCACCACCGCCCACGTGGCCGACCGCGCGGAGGCGGCCGACAGGGCCTTCTCCGTGTCGATCTTGAACTGGTTCATCTCCCGGACCCACCGGGAGAGCTCCGCCGCATGGAGCTCCAGCGCCTTGTCCTGCAACGCGAAGCGCTGGTCGACCAGCTCGCGCTCGTGTGTGATCCGCTGGTGGATCAGCTCACGGATGGCCGATCGTCGCTCCTCGCACGTCGCCTCGGTCGTCGCCTCAAGACTCATCGGCTGCGATCCTTCGGTGTCGATCCCGCGACGATCACGAGCGTATCAGGATGTCGCACCCGAATCGTCGCGTGGATCATCCTACAGGTCGAACTTCATCGACCCGGTGTCGCAGGGAAACGGCTTGTCCTTCGGGGGCTTGCCTTCGATCTTGTCGCGGTGCAGCTCGGGGAGCAGCCCGCCGTCACGACCCGGCAGCCCACCGGGAAGGTTGGGTTCGCTGTCGTAGGTGCCGCCCGAACCCTTGGTGGGCACGGCGGCAGGACCGACGGCATCCTTGAACGGGGTCTTGAAGGTCGACATCGTGAACTCCTAGAGAGATCACACGGCGTGACTCTGGATGTATGCCGCGCTCATCGGGGCGAACGGCCATTCCGCCCATGAGTTGTTTGCGTACCACGTCATGTAGACATCCTCGTCCGCCCGCTCCAGTTCGACGAGCTTGTCCTCGAACTCGGCCTCGAACGTGCGGAAGAGGGTCATGTTCTGGAGATTGAACATCGGGTTCTTGGCGTCGGGGGTTCCCGGCCAGCGGCAGAGATCCGCGAGGGCGCCGGACACGATGACGTCTCCGCGCATGGGGTAGAACGGCTCGTCGTCATCGTCTACCAGGTCCGCGGGGCGCGCGATGTAGTAGTAGGGGAGTCCTCGCTGCGTCAGGCAGTAGGGCCACAACTCGTACTGCGGCACGCCGGAAGCGGAGAAGCGACGATCGATGAGCGCGTAGGGATCCCCGGTGAAGGTGCGCTGGGGATCCCATCGGATGAGTTCGTCCTGCGTGATCCAGTGCCGCAACCGCCACCCGCGGAGGGGGTCGGTCACGGCGATGAACCGCATGAAGTCGGTCGGGACCGTGACGTAGCCGTCCCAGACTTTGTAGGTCTGGGTACCTGCGGTCACGCCGCCCCAGACGCGGTCGAGCGTCAGGTGGGTTGGGTCCGTGACGGTTGCGACCGTGTAGATCGGGGATCCGATCCCGATCTTGAACTGCCGCCCGACATCGGACGCGGCGAAGGCCGATCCCGCGCCGACGATCGATGTCGAGTTGTTGGTCACGGTGACGGTCCCGGCCGTCTTCGCCGCGTTGACCAAGAACTCACTCTCGCGCCGCAACCCCGCCCATGGTCGCCGCTCGGCGAGGCGCCGGTAGCGATCACGGATGAAGTGCTCCGCGAGCGTGAGCGGGAGGTCGGGCACGTAGAGTCGAAGGGCTCCGACCATGGAGCCGAACGAGTCAGCCATGTCAGAGCCCTCCTCAGCCTATCGGCCGATTGCCATGAACTTCACAGCGGTCAGGGCCGCGAGGCTGGTCGCGTCGGGGAACTGGATCAACGGACCATCGGCCACGGCGTCGTAGTCCGCGTAGTACGCCAGCAGCTTCTGGTTTGCGTAGTCGTAGGTGAAGACGTAGCCGCTGTTCGGCTCGGCGATCAGGAAGTGGATCACGCCGAGGCCGAGGGTCGCGGGCGTCAACGGCTCGCCCCCCGTGGGGTAGCTGGCATCGAACGCCAGCGTACCGGTCACGATACGCAGGCTCCCGATGCTGCCGAGCCAGTCTCCTGAGAGGGTTGGGACCAGTGCCATGCGTCACCCCCCTACAGGAGCATCCCGAGGATCCAGTAGACCGTGGTGAAGCCGCCCGACACGGATCCGTAGGCAGTCGCCACGGCGAGGTCCGGAGACGCTGTCGCCGCCGCGTTGCGGACGAGCTGCATGTCGGTTGCGCCCCCGCCCGTCAGCTTGTCGCCCGCGACCACCGAGGCCGCGGTGCTGACGCTCTGGGTGCCGCCGATCTGGATGAAGCAGTAGTACAGGTCCGTGACCACACCGAGGAAGCCGCCCGCGACGGAGTTCGCGCCAGCCTCCTGATCGGTGATGTCCGACGTGACGATGCCGCTGGCGCGGGTCTTCCAGTACGCGGCCCCACCGGCGATGGACGCCACGTTGCCCGCGCCGTTGTCGAACTTCACGAGCCGGTAGACCTTGCCGTTGTCCTCGACGACCGCGCCGAGGAGACCGGGGAACGGGAGGGTCGCCTCGTTGAACGACGCGAAGGCGCCCGTCTGCCCGAGGTGAACGCTCTGAACGGGGAAGAAACGACCTGTCATGGATGTGTCTCCTTCTGCTTCAGCAGGGTGTTAGCCGGTGACGGCGTACATCTGCCGCATGAGTCGCGGGGCCTGGTTGGTGTCGTTGCCGGAGAAGAGGTACTGACCGGCGACCATCAGGTTGTCCTGCGCGGGCTTGAACCCTGTGAAGCCGAAGCCGAACTCCGGATCGTCAGTGACCCACATCCGGATGTACTTGGTGTTGAGCATCCAGATGGTCTCCCCCGCCGCGGCGAGGTAGTTGCCGAGGACCGCGTCGTTGACGCCCGCGGCTCCGGGGCAGTACTGCGACTGAATGACCATCGCGGAGTTGAACTTGAGGCCGTTGAATCCGATGTTCGGATCCTGGGTCTCCGTGCGCCACTGCGGCTGGAACTTCTCCTTGATGTAGGAGATGCCGAGGTTGGTCGTCACGATGAGGTTCGGGTACTCGTCCCCGAGGCACGCGGCGTTGTAGGTCTCTTCCAGCAGCTTGTAGGTGATGGGACCAGCCACGTTGATCGGGGTCGAACTGAGGGCCGCGCCGATCGTGCCGCCGCGGGTGAGCGTGCCGTAGGTCGCGTAGAGGGCCGCGGTCCACGAGTTGACGGCGCCGTCGTTGAGCTGCTCCGCGAGGCCGTTGAGCTGCAGGATGCGCCCCGCGGTCTGCCCCTCGTTGTACTGCGCGATCGCGAGGATGGCCGACATGGTCAGGGCCGCGTTCTGCAACCGGGCGTCCACGAGACGGAACACCGCCTCGGGCCCCTTGTTGAACACCTGCACCTGCTCCTTCGCGATGGCGACGTCGGTCCGGTAGAACTTCGGCTGGAACGTGGCACCCGTCTCGATCTGCCGCAGGGCGATCGGGAAGGTGTCGCCCATCGCGAAGGCGCCACCGGTCATGGGCGCGTAGATCAGGTTCTCCTGAATCGCCGTGCCCCCAGGGAACCGCTCCAGGTTGTTCTTCTTCTTGTACGCGAGGAGCGGGTCGTTCTTGAAGACGTTGTCGACCACACCGGGGCAGTCTGTTACTTGCGGACCTCAGCTCGCGCTGAGGCGGGCCACCATTTCTGTGGCCTCTGCAGGTTCCGTGTTCCCTGCAGCTCGGACTGTTGCACCTTCCTCGGTTGCACGAGGAGCCCGCTCGCTCAGTCTCTCAGCGTGGACGTCGTGACGGTTGAGCGCCTTGCACGTCGCGTATAGCGCGAGCCGCTTCGAGTAGGTTTCGTCGGAAACCCGCCCGTAGTAGTTCCCGCGTCCGCGATCATGCTGATCAACCGTCGCCTTGAACGCAAGCACGCACTCGACCTGTTGGCGTTTGACCATCAGGTACGGCAAGACCGCGCGAAGACATCGCTCGGTTCCGTCCCCTCGTGTGCGCCATGCCCAGTACGTTCCGTACTGATTCCGCACACGGTAGATCGTCCCGCCAAAGAGCTGCTGCAACTTGTCGAGTGGCGCTCGCACGATCTGGGTCGCGACGACGCGACCTGTGAAGCTCGTGCGACCGCTCCGCATGGGATATCCGGTCTTCTCGATGCCTACGGCACCTTCTCCGTCGATGAACCCGGCTGCCCACGCGTAATCGGTCTCGTTCATGTCCTTCGCCCTCGTTCCCCTCTCAGGGTTCGAGTCAATCAGAGCAGGTTTTCCACACGGCCCTTACGAGCCGGGGTCGCCTAGTTGACGATGTGGATCTTCGTCGAGGTTGAGAGTTCGTCGAGGAACGCCATGGATGATGACTCCTGTCCGTCCCCGGCGAGCGGGCCGGGGTATTACGCCGCGCTGTGTGTCGCAGTATTCCACGCGGCGACGGCCGCTTTGACGCGATCGGTCGACGTCTTGGCAGCCTCGTTCATCCGATCGAGCACGTGCGGCTCGGTCGGTGCTGACACGATCGGGAGCTTGTGCTGACTGAGGGCCTCCCGTGCCCCGTCTTCCCGTGCCGCCTTGAGCTTGGCGTCGAGTTCCTTCTGCTCGAACTCCTTCGCCTGCTCAGCCACGAAGTCACGGTACGCCGTGCGAAGCGGAATGTTGCCCTGTTCGACAGCGAACTTGATCAGGCCCTCGGAATCGAGGGGGGTCTTGAAGCGGTCCCGGTGTTCGAGCTGGAGGTTGGTGAGCTCGGACGCGAAGCGGATCGCCGCTGCGTCCCGCTCGGCGAGCATGCGCTGAAGGTCTTCGGCCGAGATCCCGGCCGTGGTGGTCTTGCGGGTCGGACCCGCAGCGGGATCGAGCGTCCCGTACTGCTGTTCGTAGGCCGCGACCTTGTCCTTCAACGACTTCTCCTCGCTCACGTAGCCTTCGTACCACTTCTGCCAGCCGTCGATCGTCTGGCGGGCTTGCTGGACATCCTGATCGAACTGGGCTCGTGCGGCCTTGAGGTCGTCCGCGCCGTAGCTCAGTTCCTCGCGGCTTGCAACCCCGCGTCGCACGATCTCGCGGGTCGCCTCAGCCTTGAGATTGGCCTCGAACGCCGCTCGCTGGTCTTCGGGAACCGTCTGAAGCACCTGAGCGAGGAAGGTGTCGAAGAGTTCATCTGCCGACTTGCGCTTTGCCATACCGGCTCCTTCGGCTGGCGTCTCACGGGGAGGGGCCGATCAGTCGGGAACCCGCCCATGGCGCCGAGAAGGTTAGAGATTCCCGCCCCCGGTCGGGAACCGCTCGTTGTCCATTGGCTCCGGGGAGGTGACCGGACCCGCCGACAGGGCGAGCCCGAGCTGCTCGTGCAGTTCCTGCACGGTCTCCATGACCCAAGGGCCGAGCATCGGCAACGTCTGGGCCAAGAGCTTGAGGGCCTGATCGATCTCCATGCCCATGCGCAGGGCGGCGTTCCCGATCTGGGAGCCCCCCGGCGAGACGGCAGGCTGACCTGCGAGGCCAGCGAATGTCGGGCCGGTGGCGCCCTGCATGGGTGGGCCCCCTCCGGAAGGAGGCGGCGACGGGGGCGGACCCCCGAGGAGATCACGGCCGGACGGACCACCAGGGAAGGGCATGGGCTAGCCTTTCTTCGACCCGACCTTGGTCTGGACGGCGTCCTTGAACGGCGACTTCACGATGGGTGTGGACCCTGACTTCGACTTCGCCATGCTTACCTCCCGCCGCGGCGACCTGCCGCGCGCTGGTTTGCTCGCTTTTTCATCCGGTGCCACTTCTGGCTGCCCGGCTTGCCCTTGTTGATCGAGGCGTAGAAGACGCCCTTGCCCTTCTTCGAGCCGTAGCGCTCTTCCATGTCGGCCTTCACACGCGCGCCAGAGGGAGTGAGTGGCATGGGCTACCTCTTACGGGAGGATGAAGTGCGTTGAGGCTGCGTGTCAAGGCGCGATCGTCCTCCCAACGCCTTGACCAACTGTTGGATCGCGGGCGACCGCATCAGCATGTTCGCCCGGAGATCCATCACCTTCTTGGCGTAGACCGGGTTCTGCTTCGTGTTGACGGGACGGCCGGGGGTCGGGAGGGGGTAGTTGTACTCGCCGGGGAGGATCCCGAGCCCGTTGTAGGCTTGGAGCTGCCGGAGCGGGCCGTGGCCCTTCCCCTGCCAGTAGTCCCGCTGGTTCGCGGCGTACCGCATCGCGGGCCGGGCCTCCGCCATGAGGAGATCTTCGAGGGCCTGATCGGTCTCCTGCCCGCGCTGCTTGAGGGTCGTGTAGGTCTTGAGCAGATCCTGAAGCACGATCCACTCGTCCGTCGTGACGTTCCGGTTGTTGAGCGCCCGGCGGGGGTTCTCGTAGAACGCGGGCGATCCCATCCCTTCGGCAATCGCCATCGAGAGGCTCGTAGCCGGATCGATGCCGTGCTCGATGCCCGCGCCCGCGATGGCGAGCAGGTGCCCCCACGGGTAACGGTTGGTGTAGTTGCTCCGCGGCGTCGCGACGGCGCGGCGATCCTCGATGTAGATGGGCGGGGGGCTCTTGGTGCGGCCACGCGTCGCCGCGGGGCGAGCCGCCTCGGCCGCGAGCCGGGTCCACGCAGGGGGCGACGGCGGCGGGATGGGCAGGTCAGCCATGATCCCTACCCCCCTCCACTCCCCGTCTCGCTGACGGTCTGACGGGGGAAGCCCCCCTCGTCGGTCTTCTGCTCGATCTGCGGAGGCTCCTGCCCGGTTGCCTTGCGCCCGGCGGGGCTCACGGTCCCGGTCAGCCCCATCATCCCTGCGACGAGGATGCGCTCGATGATCGTATTCGCCCCAAGCGGTGGGGCGCCGCCGTTCGGGATCTCCAGCACCTCGAACAGGCTCCACGGATCCATCAGCCCCCCACGCCAGAGCTGCAAGTAGAGCAGCTTGCGCGACATTTGCGAGATGGCGAGCAGCGAGTTGGGCGTGATGGTGAAGGTGAAGTTCTTGCGATGCCAAATGGCGCGCTCCGCCCGCGTCTTGTTCGCATCGAGCTGCGGGAGATAGCCCTCGTCACGCTCGCTCATGGACGGCACGAGCGAGCCCGGATCGAAGTCGAAGTCCTCCATGGCGATCCCGGCGTCTCCCAGCATCGCGACCCGGCGGGGGAGGGTGTAGAACTGGAAGAAGTTGCCGATCGCCATGTCGCCCATCTCGCGGAGGAACGCCTCGATGAGCCGGGCCTTCGTGCGGAGGATCGGGGTGAGCATCTCGACGAGCTTCTCGACGGAATCGGCGCCGGGGAGCTGGTTGAGCTGGGTGAGGGCGGAGAGGTTCGCCGTGCCGGAGAGGGTGTCGATCTCGTTCACGACCGCGCCGAAGATCTGGAACGTCATGGGATCGAGCGCGTCGAGCTTGATCGTGTCGACCGTCTTGCCCAGCGCGGCGTTGGTGCGGAGCTTCTGCCCGGCCTGGCGCATGTCGAGCCGCTGCCAGACGCTCTCGGGGAGTGCCTTCTTGTCGCCGACGATGCTCGGGCGGAGGACGCGCTTCGTGTAGTCCGCGAACCCGTTGAGCATGTCGTTGACGAAGTCCTGCAGGGGCTTCAGATCCTTGACGATCGACCCGCCCCAGAACGACCACGGCCACGGATCGAGCTGGAGGCGCGCGATGGGGAAGCGGCCGTGCCAGAAGGGGTTGGGGCCGTCGTAGAGGATGACCTTCTCGGTCGCGAGGATCAGCCGCCCGCGGGGGTAGAGCTTGGCGTCGTCCGCGGTCGCCCGCGTGCCGTCGGGCCGCATGCTCCCCTTCGCGTAGACGGTGTACGCCCACGTCGTGTCGGGATCCCCCATGACCCGCGGCGTGCTGCCCTCGTGGACTGAACGATCCTTGAGGTAGATCGTGTAGAGGGTCGCGGTGGGGATTCGCGACATCCGGTTCGTCGGGGCCTTCCGCGTGAGCATGTCGACCGCGGAGGGCGAGATGACCGTCGACATCAGCTTCTTGGCGCGCGTCCACGTGCGGGAGGCGAAGGTGCCCGTGTCGTCCGCGGTGAGCTTGGAGGCGGCATCCGGGAACCGCGCCCGCAGCTCGTTGATCGACTTCGACTCCTGCACGATGACGCCTTCCCACTCCTGCACCGAGCCGTTGAGCGTCGGGCGAATGGGGATGACGTCACGGGGGTCGCGCGGGATGATCCGCATGTCCCCCTGCCCGTCGGCGGCGGCGGGATCCCACGTCAGCTCCGCGTAGCCCATGCCGACGGTGACGGCGTACCGCACGACGTCCGCGAGCTTCATGTCGCAGAAGGCATTGACCCACCACGCGCCCCCGAGGCGGTCGAGGAGGGTGCCCTGATCGTGGAACTGCGGATTGGCCGTCTTCACGCCGAACAGGGACTTCATGTCGGTCAGGGCCGAGACGGTCTGGAGGACGACGTGCTTGACCCGGTTGTCGACGACGGTGGAGAGGGCCTGCGGGCGCATGGGGTCGAGCTGATCCCCCATGACGTAGGCGATCATCTTGCCCGCTTCGTCGAACTGGGGCTCGTGTTCGAGAAGCGCGCGGCCTTCCTCCAGCGCGGCTTGCAACCACTGGAGGACGGCCGTCTCATACCCAGCGTGCGGGGTGGGGGCGCTGATCGGGGTCTCCATAGTAGTTGCGCTCCGGCGGGAGGTGATCCCAGCCGCGGTAGCGCGGGGGATCCTTGATGGCGTCGGGATTGGAGGGGTCGTTGGAGAATGCGGAGAGGACGACGCCGTACTGACGCTCCACGCGGCGGAGGTGATCCATCGAGGTAATGGTCATCTCGCGCCCGAGCGGATCGATGTGGGTGGTCGTGAAGGGGAAGACGGAGGAGGAGAGGAGGCGCGTGCGCGGGGGGAGCTTGACCATCGGCTCACCGCAGGCCGCGCACCCCGGCGCGTCGGAGGTCGAGTGGGGGACGTAGTGTTCGGCCTCGTACCCACATCGGGTACATGCGTACTCAAAAAGGGGCATCAGCTCCACCCCCGCTTGACGTAGGCCCACCGCGACCAGAAGACGACGAAGGTCGCGGGCTGCCCGCACTTCGGGCACGGCACGAGCGTCACTGACTGCTTCCAGCGGTAGGGACCGGGCGGGAGCGCCCGGACCATGCCGCAGCCGGGGCAGGTCGTCACGAGGCGGACCGAGGAGTCCTTCACCATCGGTCCATCATCCGATCGAGGACTTCGTTGGCGACGAGGAGCGCGTAGTCTTCGGCGCTCCAGCCGTGGAAGCGCGCCTGTTCCTGCAGGCGCATCACCTCGTCGTGGGTGAAGTGCCGCGTCACCGGCCCGATCTGCACGGCCGAGAGCCGCTTGACCCGATCGATCAACTGCTCGGCGGTCTGGATCGGCACCTGGAAGACGGCTTCCAGCCTCCGGCGGTCGTCGGGCAGGATGAGGAGGATGCGATCCCCCGGCTTGGTGAGGCTCAGGGCGGCGACCCGGCGCCGGATCTCCTTGAGGACGGCATCGGGGTCTGCCGTGTGGAGTGTCTCCTGCAGCTCCTGCACCTGTTCGTCCGGAATGAACATCTTCAGAATCATGATCCCTCCATCCAGTCGTCCCACGCGGCGAGCATCTCCTCCGACGTCACCGCCGTGTTCTGCCACGTGGCTTTCGTCCCGATCGCGGCTTCCTTAGTGTGCTGGATTCCCTTGGCTTGGGTCAAGAGGCGTCGCTGTTCCGCAACATCCTCACCCGTCAGCCATTCCTCGTCGTGGGCGCCCCAGTAGGCGATGAGGAGGGCCATGATCCGGTCGTCGTGGCGTCCGAACCGGGCCTTGGCCTTCGCGAGGAAGGGGTCGCGCTCGAAATCCTCCATTTCGTCGAGGCAGAAGGGCGAGTTGACGATGAGGTCGCGCTTGGTCAGGGCGTGGAGGCCCTGCGCGATGAGCTTGGGGCGCGTGGAGCGGTTCGTCCACCAGCCGAGGCGGTTGGTGAGCTGGTTGGTCATCTTGTCGTAGACCTTCCAGATGAAGACGTTGCCGTAGTTGAGGCGCGCTTGGAGGTCGATCGGGATCCCGTTCCCGACGCCGTTGCACTCGGGGATGATGAGGGCTTCCTCCCCGCTGTCGTCGTGGTAGAAGCGCCCGACGGAGGCCGCGAGGGTGGCGAGATCGATGGGATCGTGGTGATCGGAGGCGAACTCGGCGACCTGCTCGTCGGGTTCCTTGGTCGTGCCGATCCGGAGGACTTGGATCACGGAGCGGTCCTGCCCCACCCCCTCGGCGACATCGACCCCGAGCGCGTAGCGGTGGCCCGATCGCGGCGCCTCGAAGACCAGGAGGCGCCCGTTCCAGTAGTCGAGGTCGTAGCCGGAGGGCAGGGGCACCATCGACATCCCAAGACCCGGCACGATGATCTTGTCGAGGTCGGGATGGAGGCTCATGCACCCATCCTCGGCCGGAACTCCACCAGCCCGGCGGTGGGCCGCGCCATCTGGCGCTGCTCATTGATGGTGTCGTGCGGGAAGACCGAGAGGGATGTCGCTTGGAAGGCTTCGAGGTCGTCCGCGGCGTACTCGGCCAGGAAGAGGTGGAGCTTCTTCCGCTCCGCGTAGTCGGCGCGCGTCATCTCCCACCAGTAGAGCTGGTCCCGATTCAGCGTCACGCTCCGCCCGCACCAGCGGGCCGAGGTCTCCAAGACCTTGGCGGCGTGGGCGAGCGCGAGGGGGGAGGGGGACCATGAGGAGGGGGCGGGGCGGCTGTAGGTGTGGCGCTCGGCATACCACGGGATGAACACGGGGCGGCGGCGTCCCACCCCTTTCCTCGCGGCCAGCCACGCGTCGTGCCACCAGTTCCCTCGCCCCCGGCCGGTGGACTCGAAGACCGCGAGGGTCAGGGGGGTCTCGGGAATGGATGGCATGAGGGAGTCGTCGATCTGATCCGGGTTCTCCCACGTCGAGAGCTCGCTGCCGTGGAAGAGGGGCCACGTCTGGCCGCGCCCCATCTGCCCGCGCTCCAGCCCGAGAGTCGCGCCCCCGCGGGTCGACTTCCCCGACTGCACGAGGATCAGGGTGTCGAGGTCGCCGAAGTACATCTCCTGATCCTTGACGTGGTGCGTGCGGGCGGGCTTCATCCACCACGGGAGGTTGGCATGGAACCGTTCGAGCATGTCGAAGAGGTAGGCCGACTGGGTCGGGACGTCGGCGGCGACCAGCGCGCCGGTGTAGGGGTAGAAGAAGACGCGATGAGAAATCAATCCCTCTACTAAAGTTGACATGCCCAATTGTCGGGCTTTCAATATCATCAATACGATGCCGTCTCCGCCAGGCTGCCTTACACACTCCAATTCACGTGCCGCGATGGTGCGGAGCGCGATCTCCTGACTCTCCAGAAGCGTGATGCGCGAGAGGGTCTGGGCCTTGGTCTTGATCCAGCCGTAG